ATGGCGGACACGGCCAGCAGCGCGGCCACAGAGCATGCGAGTATTGACTTGTTCAAGATGATAATCTCCGTTGGTTAATGGGTGTCGGCTTTGCAGCGGCGCGGTGGAGCCATTCATAAGGGGTGTAATATCCTGGATGGTTCTGAGTTTCAGCAGGAAACGCCCCGTTTAGCTTTTTGTTGACCTAACAGTTGTCGCAAGCTCGGCTCGGAGGCAATTGTAAGGGTCCTATCCATGTGAGTCATGCGATTTTAGAGAACTAAACTAATACGCTCTACACGGAGTGGGCTTGTGGGGCGGGTTAGGTCCGGTATGAGCGAGGAGCGGACGTTAACGTTTAAAGCAGCGAGCGGCAAAGCAGTACAAACACTTGATTTTGTTATGTGCCGAACTCATTGTGCGCTATGAGTATCCGTTTTGCCCGTCTAATTGTTCGTTAACTATTGTAGCCCATTAATATATAGAATTAATAAATATCTTAATTTAGGGGGCTTGTCTGCTTGGCACTGTAAGTGCCAAGGCCATTTGCGTGCGATATCAATAGCTTCTTTGATATAGATTACAATGAAAGGTCATATGCATAGACGACAAGACTCTCCCCTAGGCTAACAAGCAAAATACTAATCGGTAGTTAAAGGCCGACCGATAAAAATATTTCCCGAGATCCGCGACAGTATCGTATAGAGAACCACCAATGAGCCCTGCGGGTCTTAAACAATCACAGAATCCTCAATGTATACAGGCTAGCTGACTTCATGAAAACGATAAATCCGCCCATTCTCATTCACCTCTGCCACCTTTCTCAAAGCCTCTGCTGGCGACAAACCGAAGTTTCGGGTTAACACAACGAACAGATGATAGAACTCAGATTTCAAATCTGCGGCGAAGATTCCCGGATCATCAGATCCAAGACAAATAGACATAGGAACATCACCTTCAATCGCCTCACCTGGCAAGCCCATCCAGCGAAAGATATGATGCTCGCTGACATCTCGATACTGACTGATACGGGTATTGCTGGTCGGAGGGCATTCTATCGCAATGTTTCGGTCTGCCATTTTTGCCATTACAACTTGTTGTAATGCAACAACCGCTTCATCCGGCAAATATTCTAGGGCAACTTCAACATATTCAGCACGCTGCTTTCGCACATTGTCGGATGTAAGCCATTGCTTATATAACTTCAGCGGCCTTTTCATACCCGTCGTTTTAACCAACTCTCTGGCGCGCTCGTACTCTTCCAACCAAAGGGATTTGGGTTTTAATGGTCCATTTAGTTCGCCCAGCAGGCCTTCCGATTCTGCCAACAGCCCCCGCAATTCAAATACCTGATCAAGGGTGGTAATCGAGACTTCTTCTTCCAGCGAAAACACTTTATGGGCCAAGCGAACAGCTTCAATCGCTGCATCACTGGCGTAACGCAGCAGTTCCGGATGACTTCGAAGTTCCCGCCAGATAAACACCAAATCGAGCAATCTCGTCTCTTTGGTCATGGACAAAGACAATGGCAGAGAGCGTTTCCAGATGTTAGGTGTGATGCCAATCGCCGTGCAGTGACCAAGACGGTCGCCATTACGCAATGGCAAAAACCTCAAGGCATCATCAATGGATCGAATACCACTGATCAGATGCGGAAAGTCCTCGCCAACATGATAGGTAAAATGAGCAATACCTGATTTGGCTAACACCCGGAACAAGGGGCCAAACAACTCTGGTGGCGCGTGCATCTCATTTGCTGCGGCATCTACTCCTCGAATCCAACCTGTCAGACGCGGTTCAAACTTCAGCATGTCCATCAGTATTGCTGCCTGATTTTTCAGGTCTTTGAATAGTAATGAGTAAGGATAGACCTCACCATTTTTTGGCTTTCTTTTGATAAAGTGCGGCACTAACGCCAGTTCTGCACACTTGCCATGAGGTTCAACCAGTTCGAGGTTATCGAGCACTTGCGACATAGTCAGCGGCTTCTCATGCACCCATTCCAGAGACATATGAGTACTCAGGTATTCCCAATATCCTCTTAACACACTGAAGAGCAATTTTTTCATTTTGCTGGGGTCGCTCTTCGGAGCAAAACGTCCCTCCAGATAACGCACCTGAGAATACACACCAGCACCATGGGCATGTTTAAAACGAGACAAATAAGATTTCTCTGTTTCCTCCCTCAACTCCGTCATGGTGTAATTCTGGAACTGATCAAAACCGAAAAAATCGTCTCGCTGAACCAGTAAGGTCAAGTACTGATTTTGAATCAGCAGGTAAATCCAAAGCAGTCGTTCCAACCCTTCAGGCGCATTATACCGCCATTTTTCCAACAATCCGGTTAGCCAGCAAAATTCAGACTCCTGACTGTATTTGTCGTCAGTTGGCCAAACCGTCGCAAACCCATAATCCTGTCCATTATGCAGAATTGTGCTATCAGCTAACTGCTGCGGGTTCTGCATTGATGCTATCCACTCTGGCAACTCCACGCCTTGAGCAACCCGACAAAGAATTTCGCGAATATTACAGGCGATTTGCAAACGATCTTTGAAGATTTCAGGCGTCAGAGAGGGGTCAATCTGAGCGCAGAGTTGTTTCATCTCTTGAGATGCCCAGCCTTTCTCGAAATCTCTGACGCTCACTTCTGGGTGCTTGAGTGCATCCAGCCAACATTCTTCCGCACTGGTACTGCCATTCAGATGTTGGTGAGTTTCGTGTAGGCATTCACGGGTAATGTAGTCTTCAACCGTCGGGTGGTATGGGTATAGAGGCCAGCGAAAACTATATTCCTGACTGGCAGGCCCAGGGTTAAATACCTGATGACACGCCATAATTGGTAGGCATGACACTCGGCTCATCAGCGTTTGCCATTCCGAGAACATAGGTAGATCGATTTTGGGGCCACCTTTCTCGTTTTTAATAAACTTTTCAGCTATCTGGCGTAAGGTTGCTACTGGGCCGAGTTTCATATTCCGCTGTTTTATTTGCTGCACTAAAGATGACCAAGCCGATTTAGCTACATGATCAGGCAAACTACGCACCTGTTCGTATTGAGCAAGGAACACAGATGACTCCACCATCTCATCAAGTGATACCTCATCCAAAGAGACTGTGCTCAGCCTATGCAACAGTACTGTTGAGTTAAGAAGAAACCTTTCCATACCCAATCCTTATACGAAGGCCATTATCATTTTTCGTCGTCGTCACTTAATGAAGGCGACTTGATTTTCCGGGCTGGTGTAGCCTTATTGTATGATGCTCCGACGATTGTGGCGGAATTCAGCGATGTTATAGTGTTTTGAGGCATCTGTTGTTTAATGTTTATTTCTCGATTATCATTTTTGGACAAATAGTTCCATTCTCCATCAGAAAGTAATTTGTCGCCAATAATTTCACCAATCAGTTCATTGAAACTTGCTTCCTTGCTCAGTGCTTTGGCTGAAGAATTAATCCCTCCAGCAGGAAAAATGAACGGATGTAGAATTGGACAGCTAATTAATAAGAAAAACAATGGGTGGGTATCTTTCCATGTTTTCTTATCCGCCTTCAACTCCTCACTAATTACTCTTATCTTTTTCTCAAACTCATCAACCGAAGTAACTGGATTTAATCTTAACCCCTCACCGATATACTCCCTATTACTAACCGAATGATATAAGCTCTCTTCAACCAATACCGCATGAAGAAAAGCTAAAACATTAAAGCGCATAATTTTCGCAGCATTTGATTGACTGGCCATTCGTCCATGCACTGCATCATTGTAGAGTCTGGTTTTATGCTGATCAGCCACATTATTAAGATTGAAATAGAACCGACTCCATATTTTACCAATCAAAAGTGCCGACGGACGAATTTCAATCTCAATTATGTTTACTTTTTTAAGCCATTGCTCAACTTTAGTAATGGCATCAGAAAATTCCGTTGCGTCATCCTGCTGACTTTCTTCTGTTACGCCATCATCCTGGGGATCAAGGTCAACATCCAAAACAGCAGGATCGTTGTCCGCACTTTTACTTGAGCCTTTCATTTCTGCACGAGCAGCGGCCTCGCTCCATGGAGGAACAATACATGTTGTCTGAGCTATAACTTTATTGAAAGCATTAGTAATGGCAGGCCTTTCACGACGGCATGCAGAGATATCTGCAATAGCGCCAATCAGATTAAAAACACTACTGAAATCCATAAGGTTATTTGAAGCTACCGTACTCAAGGAAGCCGCCACTGCGGCTTTTGCCAAGCCATTCTCTGCATCAATGTTAAATTTTTTGTAACCCTCTGGCATTTTTTGACGTGATTTACGATTTAACTGCACCATGCCAAGGAAAACACCAATCTTTTCATCATTAGGGTTGTTTGCAACCACCGCACAACACCGATTAGCCCAATGTGAGGCGCTTTCAATTCTGCCAACAGACATATAAGCTACATACTCACTAACAAGCTGTTCGAATTTTTCTCTATCATTTTCAGCCTGTGCTAACTCGGTCACAAATTGGTTGAATATACTGACAGAACCACAACCAACTAAAAGCATCTGTAGGAACTGTGACAGACTTCCCTGACAGTTTTCACTTACCTGAGACGCTAAGTAAATAGAGCAATTTCTTAATGCTTCACTTTCAGACTGAGGCCGTAAATAAAATCCGGTATTAAAATCACGATCCTGCTTTACATAGGTAAAAATGTCCTTACAGAGCGAATCCATACCAAACCGATGCTGTTCATAGTTTAATCCTGCGCGATAAATGCTGCTTAGCATCGCACCATATAAGGCATTTCTAAGTAAATTCGGAACTGATAACTCATCAGGCCTTTCAGTTCTGCTTTGTTTATCATCAGGTTTTACCAATGTAGCATGATATTTTTTGGTATAGAAATCCTGAAGCACCTGCATCAACAACCGCACTGGCTGCTTCAGCAGTTCATTCACATACATGTCAGCATCAGAGCCCTCTCTCAAATTAAGGCCTTCCCTAACAGCATTGCCAATCGCTTGGCGAACATCTATTGCATCAATATCCTGCATGCCAAGCTCGGTTTTAACCTTGATTTTCTCTTTACCGACTTTTCCCTTTTCGCCGACCAGTTGCAACATGGTTTTCAGTTGAATACGCTTTTGTACCGGAAAAAGCTTTAATAAATATTGCTGTTCAAGGTGTTCAACCATATAGCCTCGCTCTGCTAAGCGGGCGCTCTCTTTTTCCTGATCAAGCAAAGTTTTGCTGTAATTTTCGTATTGCTTACCGCGAATCAATTGGGAATATAGGCGCAAGTCACCTGTCGCCACCACCACCAATTTCCGGCTGTTAAAGAATTTACGAATAGATTCAAGTACATCCCAACCCGCTTCAAACTGAGTATCAATGTCATCAAATGAGATCAAAATGGCCTTGCAGTCGAGAATTTCACACGCACGTTCAACCAGCTTCTCAAAGATTTCTGACAAATCCTGACCACCAATGGAGTAATCCAGTTGGGCATCCAGCTTCAAAGCATCACTGAAATACTCCGGCTTATATTCCTTATCTGTGAGCAGATGTAAACCACGTTGGAGCTGTGCAAGGTAATTCTGCCATTGTTCCTTTTGTTTTTTATGGTCATTCGACGACCAGCATCCTTTCAACTTGTCGGAGACCATTTTATTCAGACGGGCAGTCACAGTGACCAAAATGGGTTCATGACGCGGCAACTTGGTAGGGTCGATGGTCGGCAAACACTTGATGCTGACTTTGACATCTCCTTTATCACTGTTCAGAGATTTGACTACGCTATTGATAAAAATGGTTTTACCCGCACCGCGAGTACCATCCACAAAAAATACATTACGACCGGACTCATCAATAAATCGTGTTAGCTCAGCAGACTTATCGGTGTCAGGAGAGGTAACAGAGTTTCGGATACTCTCGACCAACTGATCACGCAGAGATTTCTGAATGAGATCATCTTCTTTGGTACTGCCCGGTAGATTGGGTGCAAACAAGTTAATGATGATTTTTCCCTCGTTCGTTTCTGTCTGTACGCTGTCTGTCATTTCCGTATCGATCCATTTATTTTGATTTTCTGCCAGCCCGATCATCAGAACTGGTGCTTTAAATTTCCACTGCATTGATTAATGCAATGCTCAATGCCCTTAGCTTCAATCAGTTCGTTGGGGAGCTTCGCCACGCTCCAACCTAAAAAGCCACCTAAAGCGCTGAAAAAATGAACAGCTCATTCATTGTCCTCACCCTCGCGACTGAGCGGTTCGTTTTGTCAAGCAGACATTGCTGCGCGGAGTGTGGGACCAAGGATAACCCATAACATGCTCATATTGTGTCGGCACACCTTCACAAGTTCTAACAGATAATATAGTAACGTTAAATCATTGATAAATATTAACAACGATTAACTACCATTCCTGTGACCAACAATGTGTTGGTATACCATTACCTTTTTCTAGCTATTTGTTCAAGCGAGCTTGTCCAGTGGCGAAAATAAACAACTCTTAGTATTTATCTATATGTACAACTAATGTCCTCCCCTGGCACTAACCTGACAACGCCATAGCGAGAAGCGACAGGTCAGCGGTAATGGTAACGTCCATAAACCACATAGTTATTTTCTTTGTAACGCTTTTCTTTAGGTTTAAATTGGCGCGTCATGGGATCAGGTGTAATCCATAGTTTTACCGAAAAAACATCCCTCTCAAACTACCACGTTTAAACCATGCATGGTGTTGCCTGCCATGGCCCAAAAAAAGCCCGCAATCCGCGGGCTTAGAGATAATTTAGAACCTGTTAGTACCAGACGTTTCCGGTTGGGAAATCATTCCCACTCAATTATCTACGGCATGCATAACCAATTGACTAGTAACAAATTTCAGCAACCTGTTTTTCACAGTACCGTTTTATATACCGTCACCGGAAATCAGTGACCCTTTTTCAGGGAGTCATACTGTCGCTCACATGTGAGTCCTGCAGACCGATATCGCTCAGCCTCTTCTGCTGCTGCGATGTAAGCTCGGTTGCTTTCTTCAAGCATGTCGGCGAGCACACTGATGACCTTGCTGGCTGGCGTGCCAGTGGGGAAAGATCCGGTATAGTGTTCGGCGAGTCGCTTGGTTTTGTCAAGCTCGGCGCGCAGGCTGTCAGCAGCGGTATTAGCATGCTCAGCATCAACACGCGCCACATCGATACGGGATTGTGCTTCACGTTCAATTTGTGTTTTCTCCTGATCACGTTGTGACCTGTCCTTATCATCAGCCAGTTTCTGATCTGCCTGCGCCTGCGCATACCCGGCATCGTACTGGCGGCTGCCGTGTATATTCCAGACAACCCTGCAGCCGATCACCAGAGCAGCAAGCATTAACACGATAAGCAACTGTTTCCAGTACGCTTTGACGAATGCCCAGATCATAGATTAGTCCTTTCACGTTCTGAAAGAATTCGGTCATGTTTAATCAATGCCCAGCACTTTCTCGCCAGAAGTGATCGTCTCAGAAAACGAAGTTCTGGGAAAACATACCATTCGCTTAACGCTCTGGATGCGTGCCAGTTATCAAGTGGCTTAATCATGAAAGCACCTTACTGGCTGTGATGTACCGCGCGCGCCGGTCCTCGATACCGTTCTGCCCGCCATTGATGATCTGCGTGACGCGCACCAGGTCACCGGTGTACTTCATGCAACCTTTAGTGGCGAAGAACCATGCCGCGCTGCGGGCTGCATATTCGTCCTGGGCCAGCAACTCAGGCTGCTTAACCAGATCTACCTTCAGGCCGTTGCCACAATCCCGGTAGTTGTTCAGCCCGGTGATCTGGATAAGCCCGCGCCCGCGGTAGAACCAGCCATCTGTCGGCCCGTTGTTCCCCATGCGTTTGCTGTACACCAGGTTGGCGATCGCACGCTGGCGCTCCAGTGGTAACGATGGCTCACCAGCACGGCGGCCCAGCTCGTTTGCCTGGCCCTGGGTTAGGCGTCCGGCGCGGACGAATCCAGCCAGCCCGGTAACGCTGTAGTTGAAGTTCTCCTGCAGCCGGGTAAAGCCGGTCGATTCATGCCCAACCTGCGCGATAAACATCGCCTGGTGCAGCGGTTGCTCGATGCCAAACTCTTTCATGGCCGCGGTGATGTGCAGATACCAGCGCGTGGCCAGCACGTCACTGATACCAGCTGCACGCTGGAATTGTTTAATGTCCATGCTGGGACCTCGTTATCTTGAAAATTTGCACCACGTTCCCTTTTGTCTTGATGAGCGCAGCCAGGAACACGGCTTTGATGATGATTTCTGACCAGTCGGCGGAATCGTAGTACCCGTAGAATGTCCGGATAGGCACGCTGGCAGCGACGACGATCAGGATGTAGGCGAGCCATCCACCCCACCAGCGATGGCGTGAACCTTCACGGCGGAACAGCAGGACTCGAATGGCGATGCCGCCGCAGATAGCGGCATTCAGGATGAGAAGCAGCTCAGGACTGGTCATCGTCTTTTCTCCCCGGGATCAGGTCGCGCGGATTTTCAGAACGGTGATACAGCCAGATACCAATTCTGACAGCGACGATTGCCGACACGAAAGCCCCGGCAGAAAACACAATTCCTTTCTCGAAAGAGTCCTGCGTTATCGTGGGAATGAGGCTGGCAACGCCGATAAGAATGGATGCTGTCGCTTTGTAGAAGAGAACGCCGCAGAGGAAGCTGAGAAGCGCCAGAAGTAACCGGCGCTTAATGGGGTACTCAACTGCTGAGGTAACGAAAATTACCGCACCTGCAAGCGCCCCCAGTGCCACCTCTGGCGGTATGCCGACGAATACTGACGCCAGCGCAGTCAGGCTTAACCCCTGATTTACCGACTCTGTTGTCAGCACATGCGCCATAGTGACCACCGTTTAATGTGCATAAAGAACCCCCTTAGTTGGTGAGTTCATGATACACAATAAACCATATGTGGTTTGATGCAGATCGGATTTCTCTGAACGAAATTACCGAATGGGTACAAAGTCAGGGTAGACTTAGCAATAATGATGTGTTCTTAGTTTGAGGCAGAAGGCATGTTTAAACAATTATTTGGTTTCAGCGATGAAAAACGCATGGCAACCAAGCTATGCAAGGCATACTTTGAAGCTTCTGGATTTGAAGCGGAAGCGCTTGAGGACGGGAAAGATCTTGGTGACTGGCTTGGCCTTGGGGATAAACTGATGGTTTCGGAGGTTAAATCTTTCGACCAAAAAACAGGGAACTTTATCTTCTGCTTTCTGACGACAGACAAGGAAAGGGATCTCGTCAAAAACCAATCAAAACTTAACATCAAAAGGTCAGTAAATGGCTACGTCTTCACAGCTGGTAACATGAGCGAAGAGGTTACTGATGAGAATGAAGTTTCTTCATTAAATTCAGTTATTGAAATGGCTAAGAAGGTATCAGTAGTCGTTTAAGCTTTCGCCTCATCATCATCCTTCCAGACGGACCTGGAAGGATGATGAAGTGCTTGTGTCAGTAGAAAATCCTATTAGCCTACATCTACAGTTTTAAGCTGTATATGTCCTGACAAAATTAACAATCGTTGCCAGATATGGCGTCACATCGAATGAATGCCCGCCTGTTATTCCATCAACTTTTGATATTTTACGAGTGGAAATAGCTGATAGTTTCATCATGATATCTCTGTTTTCTGATGGAAGAACTATGGTGTCATCGCTGGCAGTAAGCCACAACTGAGGAATGCCGAGAAGCTCATCAGGACGCTTCAGGACAGGATCGAAACCAGAAGTTTTGGTTGCATAATCGCTACCATCACTGGCAATTCCATAAGCCGATTTAATAGATGAAGTTAAAGTTGAGCTATTATAGCAAGACAATAAATTAGCTGTAGGTGATGTTCCGACAAAGCAACACGGAACCCCGAGGTTTTCGCTTATGAGCGTATTAAAAAACTCAATACCACCCATCGAGTTTGCAAACACACTAAACGCACTAATATTATAATTTTGCATTAATGTTCTATAAGCAGAGTAATAACACGCCTGAGCAGAAATATTCCCCCAAGTTGAATAGCTTCCACTAACAGCAGCACTAATAACAATAAATCCATCAGCAACAAATGCTTTGCTAATTTTATCGTAGTTCGCATTCGTCGCCCAAGACCGCTCGTTAGTGCCGTTCCCGTGGAATAGCATGACAGCCGGCCTTGCCTTTCGACTGTCATAACCAGCAGGGGTCACGATACGGAAATCATTAGTCCCATCACCAGTCCACACGATGGATGGGTAGTTCCCCTCAAAATTGCTCTTTACAGTTGCATTTGAACCTACCCCCAAGCAAAGAGACTGAATGCTACTACCAGTTAACTGTCTGGCGTCAGAGTTAAACAGAACAATGTTATTACACGATTTAGATGCTCGAGCTAAACGAACTACATATTCATAACCAAATGATTCATTGGTGTTATGCGTCGTTACAGATATGAATTTATCATCAGCACTAATAGTAACCTCATATACACCAGCAGAAGCAGGAGTGGTGTTCGTGGTATTAGATGCAACACCATTTAACATTTGCTGGATGCCACTATAAGTGAAGTAAATACCAAATGAGTCACTCAATCCTGCTGCTGGAGCAGAACCAGGAGTTCCCCCGTTGATACCAACAAAAACACCTCCGCTATAAGATCCACCAGTATCAACATAATTGACCAAACAGCGCATTCTGAATTTTCCAGTAGTGCCAGCACTTAGCGCGTGGGACATCCCAGAGTTACCACCATTTCCATTACCATAAACTTTATTTGCTGACACCTGCATTGCTGTAGGTGATGAACCAGTCCACCCTGACAAATTAGTAAAGGTGTCTTCATAGATAACCTGATCAGCCCAACGGGCATACTCCCTGGTACCGCCTTGACCAAGCAAAGCAAGGTGGCGCATCAGCATGGATACTTTATTGTACTTAAGGCCAAAAGCATCTGTATCCGCCCAGATTGTTTGGCCGTTGACATTATATGAAGTTCCCATCAATCCTGAAGTCGGTGCTGGTAAATCGGAAACAGTGGTTGTTGAAGCAACAACGCGACTTAATCCCTCCCCTACTGTTCCGCCGGGATATGTCAACGCATCATTAAAACCTACCAATCCGGCACCTGTTGGTTTTGCAAGTTCAATCATCACGTCAGAAGCTGATGCGTTTGGCGGAAGGACAGCAATCGGTTGGCCACTGTCTCCCCAGGCAAACAATTTATTCTTGCGATCAGCAATTCTTGGCGCCACCCAGTTTCCATCTTCAGGAACTTTAACCGAGCGGCGATTAAAAATATTCAAACGAGAAAAAGCCTGCTGAATGAGCATCGTCAACTTATCAAATGCGTCTTCATGCACCTCAGCGAAGAACTTGCCCTGGTTGCGCAGGTCTGTTTCCTGGGTTGGATCCAGATCTCGAGCAATCGAGATTTTCCAGCCAGAAGCCAGTGGTGATGGAAGGACCACGTTACCACCTGAATATCCGCCGGCACCGGTTACTGAATAGTCAGTATCGAGGGTCAGGACTGTTTCAGTCAGGTTTAGGTCCGTTACTGTCACCAAAAGATTGTCAGTTGTAAAAATTCGGAAGGTATACGGGAAGGATGTCGTGACACCGTTCCCGGTGTAATCGTTATGGTCAACTACGGTTGATACCGTCATGGCCTGTCTCCAGTAAAGCAGCGCCCGGCGCGCATGCATCATCAGGACAGTTTATTACCTGGCAACCCTCATATGAATTGAATGAATAACAAACACTAAAGTTATTACCTTTGAGGTAATTTACATAACGTGCTGGATAGTGTGTCAAAGTTTTGCTACTGTACATTTATACAGTAATTGCATGGAGAATATGAGATGCAACGTCAGTATCATCACCCGCTGGAAAAAGGATTTGCCGAACGCATACACACGCCGGGAGGCGTCCGCTCCCTTGTTGAAGAATCACACCTGATGACGTTGCTGCGCCAGCTTGGTGAAGATGGATTTAACGTTGATGGCCCGATGGCAGAGCTGACTGCCCTGGTGAATTACGTCACCAGCTCGCAGATGTCCATGAAGGATCTGCAGATGCATCTTGATTACTGTGCTGAGCAGTTGAAGAAACAAACCAGATAGGGTTTGTAATTACCTAATTTTCATGCAATCATTACCTTTACGGTAAATTTACATTGCATAAATCTTGTGCCATAGTAATCAGGCACTGGCAAAATCCAGTGCCGGGATTGGTCTCCCGGGTTATCTAAGTGGCGCATACCACGCCAGTCGTGGTTTTTTTATGCGCGTTGCACAGCTACATCCAGTTATGGTGGGCTGGGCAGGGGTCCGCAAGGACGCCGGTACCACTTAGGCCGGTAAGACCAACTCTGTTCAGTTCACCACCTGTCAGATTGGTCTCTGCGGTGGTGAAATATTTCACTAAGTGGAGATATTCTCATGGCAAATTCCCAAGCCGCAGTTTTCAAATTTGAATCAAATGACGCAATCCGTTCTGTTCTGATCGATGGATCCCCGTGGTTTGTTGCACAGGATGTATGTACGGCCCTCCGTATTCAGAACGTGACCCAAGCGCTCGATAAACTTGATGACGATGAAAGGTCTATGCTCAATATAGGGCATGAGCACAGGTCAATTTTTGATAAACGAGTTAAGGAAATTAACATCGTTTCGGAGTCCGGCCTCTACACACTGATCCTTCGCTGCCGCGACGCGGTTACGCCTGGTACTATCCCGTACCGTTTCCGCAAATGGGTTACCGGAGAAGTACTTCCGCAGATCCGTCAGACCGGGCGCTACGTACGAGAAGAGTTATCGCCAGCAGATAAAGCGCAGAAGGTTGTAGCCAGCTTTATGCCAGCGATACTGGAAGCGATGAAGTCGGGAGAGAAGCAGGAATACAACGTTCCGCTGAAGCCAGGTTACCGCGAGCATATCCATTCACCTGAAGGCGTTCTCGGCCTGGCTGAGCATTCTCTGCTGATGAACCTGCTTAACCGTATGCAGGAAGACGGCCATGATGTTTCCGGCGCGGCGGCAGAGTTCACAACCATGGTTAGCTACATCGTCGGGGTCAGCAAATGCCTGAACGACATCCGGACCCACGCGCAGTACATCACCAAGAACACAGCTGCGTTCTGATATAAAAAAGGCCGCTTCTGCGGCCTTTGTGACATGTCACGGCTTGCTATTCCATATAAAATAAAGCCCGATGAGTGAGAATACGAAAACAATTCCAGTCGAAATATTCAGAAAAATATTTCCATACATAAGGTTATCGAAGGAGTTCTCTACAAAGTAAAATCCTGAGCCCAGCATGGTTACAAGACCTGTAATTATACCAATTATCCTCATGATATTTTTCATCAGTTACCCACCGCTTTCCCTAAATCTGGCGCTCTGCGCGGCGTTGTCTCGCCAGGCTCCCACCAGCTCGTCGTGTTGAATTCCCGCTGCGCGCGGTCCCTTACCCTGTCGTTGTAGCCTGGGTTTGCCATCTCCTGAAGTTGTTGCAGGATCAGGTGATTGGTGATGGCTTTAGCATACCAGAGGTTTGCGAACGGGGTGATCATGCGGGCGGTCTTAAGCGCGTCGGCACCGAATGAAGTTTCTTCCCCCTGCAATGCCTTCTGCGGGTTCGTGATCAGCAGCTTGGTTAACTGCTCTGCAAAGCTCAGCACCGGGCCGCCAATGGTTGCCGCGATACTTGAGCCATATTGCGTATGGTCCTGGAACAGGAAATCGCCGTAGATACCGAACGATCCCCCCTTCAGCAGCGCCTGTACCCACGTCGTAGGCTTAGACATGTCGAGTGGGTCATTCCCGGTCAGCATACTATTCATCTGGTTTGCGAACATTCCTGCCAGCGTCGTTCCTGCGATATAGGAAGCCAGAAACTTAATGGCAGGAACAGTATCCAGATCCTTTGATCGGTTTACTAACTGGCGGAACCCTGCAAACGGCGTTGTTTTGAAGAGCATAAAGCTCTTAATCAGCTGGCCGGCATCGTCGCGGGCATAGGTGTCCAGGCCGGTGGCCGTCGTTACGGCGCTGGTCATCTCGCCGTGGGTGATACCAAGCAATTTCTGTGCGGCTTCGGCGCGGGCATTTCGAACCATACGCGTGATCGTCTGCTCTGCTTCTGCGTCGAATGCCTCTTTCATTTTCTTCAGGCGCTCTGGTGGCATGTCGCCAAGCGCTGCAAGAGCTGCATCACTCCCGGCGCGCACCTGTGCAATACGGTCTGCCATGATGCTGGTGATCACGTCATCGGGCACAGCGTAAATCGCATCAGGCGTCATTCCCATATGCCCTGCGGTGGTCATTGGCCGGAGGTCTGCCGCAGCCATGATGGCCCAGTCTTCATTGCTCCAGCCTTTGTTAGCCAGGATGGTTTTGTCTGACCCTTTCACCTCATCCAGCGTCTTAAATTTGCGGGTCAGTTCGCCAATGTTTTTGTACATCAGCAGGCCGAACGATGCCTTGTTGGCCCGGTCCATGGCGATCAGCCCAGACCACTTCAGTGTCTTCTCAGCAAACCAGCCAGTTATGCCGCGTGACAGGTCAAAGCCGCCCATCTTCGAGACGACAGCAGCATGGGAATCCACCAGCAGGCCGAGTTCTGCGTTGGCCTTTTTGGCGTCACCACTGAACAGGTTGCGAATTGTGTTTTCAGACAGGCGCATTCCGTCACGGGTAAAGCCAAGTGCCTGGGCATTGGCACGCATGATCGCCTGGTCGCTGGTTGCCGTCAGTACGCTGGTGCCGAGCATAGCGCTGGTCATCAGGTTTCGCAGGCCGCCGACCGCAGAGGTGAACACACTGGACGAGGCCGCACCGTTAAGCCCGGCCATAGAGTTAAACATGCGCTCTACCATCTGACGCTCGTCATTCATCTTGCCGACTTCTTTTCCG